TATGCGACGCCTGCATTGACTTCCTCAAGTTCAATCGGTGGGACAAGGTGAACTTTGTTCGTCAGCCGAACGATGGGGAGCAAGAGGGGTAGTTGACATGGGGACACAGACGGGATACACTCAAGCCATGACCAAAGGAGGGGTTATGACAGGAGCGCCATTCAAGCGCGGTGAGCGCGTCGTGTTGAAGCAGAACGGTCTGGAGCGGGTGTTCGGCACCGTGTTCTGGGTCAAGCAGAACGCCGATGACAAGTTCATCTGGAAGCAGAAGAAGTGGGTCAAGGTCGCATCAAAGGGTGCGTGGACGGTCGGTGTTGATTGGGATAGCGAGTTCAGGTATCCCGTGATGGAGCGTGTGATTCCGCGCAAGTTCATCGGCGCTGGCGCTCTCCGAGCGTTCACCGAAGATGATGCTCAAGTGGAGAAGCGGATGCTGGAGCGTTACCCCGACCCGCAATGCGTGTTCTGTGGTGACAAAGCAACAGCGATGACGCAAGTGCAATATCCGAAACCGTACAAGGGGCGACTAACCAACTGCGCGTACATTGAATATTGCTGTGAAGCACACCGAAATAACGCGGTCCAAATGTTCAACATAGAGGAGGAGCAGAAATGACAGCATTCAAGAAAGCGTTTGTCGTACAAACCGATGGCGCCAACTATGTGTTGGAGTTCAACGATGAAACCTCGTTGAAAGTGATGCAGGGTGTCGTCGGCGGGTTGATTCAACCGATTGATTTCGGGTTCACCGCGGACACGATGACGATGTGGGTGAACGAGGAAGGCAAGTTGATTGACCTGCCCGTCAACCAGTTCGGGACGCTGTTCTATCAGCGGTATTTCGGGGCAACCGACATTATCGTCGGGGACATTGTGTTCACGGGAGGCACCGACAAGGACGGTTACACATTGGGTTTGGAGGCGGAGCAGATTGAGTTGCTTCGCGCCATATTAGACCGACTGGCGCAAGTGTTTGCGTCAACGGAACAGCCATAACACAAGGAGGAAACATGGCACAGTTAGAAAAGCAAGTACAGAAACATCGGGATGCGTTCGCAAGCAACTTGTTGGAGTTGCGGGTGGAGGCGAATCTGACTCAACAGGAGTTGGCGGATAAGGCGGGCATTGACCGCAAGACCGTGAACAGAATTGAGAACACTCATTTCAGCCCGTCGCTTGACACGATGGTCCGTTTGGCGAATGTCCTCAAGACCCCGATTCACGAATTGGTGAGCCTGTGAAGGACGGCATCTACCAGTTCATCGTGACGGTGGTGAAGCGCGACGATTGCGAACAGCCTCGTAACGAGTTGGAAGCCGCACAGATGGTGACTTTCCTGCTGGAGCAGGGTTCGTTCCTTGATGTGCTGGATTTGCGAAGGGCGCAACCGCTTGTCAATTCCTGACGCCGAGTTCGGCTGGTGTGTGGTGGTTGTTACACAGCCACTTGCACCGAGCAGGTTCTACGGTCCGTTCAAGTCGGAGTCCGATGCGAAGGCATGGATTGATGCTCAGCCGTTCAATTTCAGGACGGTGGCTGGTCTTATGCCTTTGCGTCGGACCGACAAGGTTCGGGAGTTCACAGATTTTTATGCTCCGTGGCTAGACTGCCACCCAGACGATTTTTGGGTGGCTGAGGTAGCAGATGGTGATTCCGACGCAAAATAGGGCGGTTTGTGGCTGTCTGATGACCGTTTACGAGCGGTGGTTGAGGGGTACGGTTTGTGGTGAGCGGTCCTCTGACGACGACGACGATTAGTTGACTGGGGTATAGCCAACTGGTATCCTTGTAGTGGAGGGACGAGGAGAAGCCCTCCAAAGGGGAGGTCCTATGAAAAAGGAATTCTTCAAGTGGGGGGTGATTGTCGGCGCTCAGCAGATGCAGAAGCCCGAAATCGTCGCCCGCATCAAGGCGATGGAAGAAATCGCTCTTGAGGTTCCGCAAAAGATGCGGGAGCAGGAATTCGGCTGGCGCATGGAAGCCTACGCCGAACTACTCGCCGCCTAACTAACCCAACCCACACGCCCTGACCTGTATGGTTGGGGCGTGTCGCATGACCAGACTCCACTCACGGAACTCAAACGCGCTTCAATCGCGCTCAACGAACTTTTCATCACGATGATTGATGCAGGGTTCAGCGAAGAACAAGCACTCCGCTTGGTGGCATACCTGATACGCGATATTACAGAAGCAAACTAAACCCCGTCACACGGTTCATAGACCTCGCTTTACTTTAGAATGGCGCGCATGGCTCAACCCGATTTTCAAGAAATTGGTTCGTCGGGACTTCAACGCACCTCAGGGTTTGTCATTGATGACTTCATCACAAACCTCCGTGGCGTACAAGGAATGCGCGTCTGGCGCGAAATGTCTGATAACGACCCAGTTATCGGCGCCATGCTCTATGCGATTGAGCGTCTCATCCTCGCGATTGAGTGGAAAGTTGAGCCATACACCGAACGCGACAAGGACCTCGTAAAGAAGAAGGACGAGGACAACGCCCGATTCATCAAAGAGTGCATGGACGACATGAGCGAAACATGGTCCTCCATGCTTTCCCAAATCCTCTCGTTCCTCCCGTTCGGGTTCGCCTATTGCGAAATCGTGTACAAGAAGCGCGAAACGATGGACACGAAGGACCCGCGGAAACGCTCTAAGCATTCGGACGGCAAGATTGGGTGGCGCAAGATTGCGCTCCGCGCCCAAGAAACCCTGTGGGATTGGGAGTTTGACGAGAACGGCTCCATCAAGGCGATGCGACAGTCCGACCCGTCCGTCCCCAAAGGCGTCGTCAGTATCCCGATTGAAAAGGCGCTCCTGTTCCGCACCGTCACCCCGCGCAACAACCCTGAAGGACGCTCCATTCTCCGCAACGCTTACCGCCCGTGGTTCTTCAAGAAAACCATTGAGGAAATTGAGGCTGTCGGTATTGAGCGCGACCTCGCAGGTCTACCTGTCGCCTATGTCCCGCCAACCATGCTGTCCTCCAATGCGACTGCCGCCGAAGTAACCGCCCGCAACGCGATGAGCGACCTGATTCGCGGTATCAAGCGCAACGAGAACGAAGGCATCCTGTTCCCGCTCGCCTACGACGAGCAGGGTCGCGAACTCTACAAGTTGACGCTCCTGTCATCTGGTGGCACCCGCAATTTCAACACCGACCAAATCATCGCCCGCTACGACCAGCGCATCGCAATGGTTATTCTCGCGGACTTTATTCTTCTCGGACATGAGAAGGTTGGCTCGTTCGCGTTGGGTGCCAGCAAGATTGACCTGTTCACCTCAGCCATCCAGCAGATTGCGGACAGCATCGCAGATGTATTCAACAGCCATGCGATTCCGCGCTTGATGAAACTGAACGGCTTGGACGAGTCGCGTTGCCCGAAAATCAAGGCTGGCGAAATCACCCATGTGGACCTCGGCGTCCTCGGAGACTTCATCTCCAAGATGGCGGCGGCTGGGGCGATGCAACCAGACATTGACATGGACAACTACCTCCGCTCGCTCGCGAACCTGCCGAAGCGCTCAGAGGAAGAAGGCGTCCCGCCGATGGGCATGGGGCAGATGCCGATGGGCGCACCGCCCGCGCCCGCGGGAGCGCCCGCGCAGGCGCCCGCGCAGGAAGTCAACCTGTTCGCTGGGGACGGTACGACCGCAGAAGCCAACGGAGCAACCACCGCTGATGCGAAGGAGTAGCCGTGCCGTTTGTGACCCACAAACCACAGCCCGCTCACAAGCACACCGAAGCCTGTAACCACGACGAGCCAGTCCTCAAAGCCATTGAGGACATTGTGGACCCTGACCTGTTAGCCGATATTGAGGCGCTGTCGGCGTTGTACACGAATGCGATTACAGGTTTGGGGGCGGCGCTACGGGAGGCTCGCCGCTTGCTTGCGGAGCAGGGGCGCACAGGGAACCTTGATTTGAGGTTGTTCCAAGAGGTGTTTGCTAGTCGGGCTTTGGAGTTTCTGAGGCAGGAGTTGGCGTCGGTGAGCGCTGAAACTGCCAATCAGGTGTTGTCGTCGGCGCGAATCTCTATGGAGAATTTGCCGAAGCGCATCTCCGCGAACATCAGTTTTGATAATAAGGACCCGCGGGCTATTGAGTGGGCGAATCAGCGGGCGGGGGCGATGATTCAGCAGATAGAGGCAGAAGCCCTCCAGACGGTCCGTAATGCGATTAGCAATGTGTTGTCTACGGGTGGGGGTGTTCCACGCGCCGCGAAGCAAATTGAGCGTGTAATCGGCTTGCATCCCCGCTGGCAACAAGCGGTCAACAACTTCTACAACAAAGAGGTCGCACGGTTCGGGCGCACCATGTCGCCCGATTCAGCGGTAATCGCGGCGCAGGAGACGGCGTTGGCGTATCAGAACCAGTTGATTCGGGCGCGAGCGCTGAACATTGCGCGAACCGAGATTTTGGCGGCTCAGAATATTGGGCAGTTGTTGTCGTGGTATCAGGCGGCTGATGCTGGGTTTGTGGATTTGGCTCGGGCGGAAAAAGAGTGGGTGGCTGGTCCGTCTGGTTGGAAGAACATTGATGTGTGTCCGATTTGTGAGGATTTGGAGGGGCAACGGGTACCTGTGTTGAGCGTCTTTACGAACGGGGAGATTTCCCCGCCCGCTCACCCGAACTGTCGTTGCACGATGAATTTGATTGCCATTCCTGAGGTTGAGGAAACTGATTTTGTGCCGTTGTCCGAGTTGATGGCGGAAGAACAATGATTGACAGCGATGCGATTCGCGAACTCATCAAAGCCTCGTTTGGTGGTGACCGTTCGGCGGCAGGACGCTATGCCGCCCAGCAACGCTGGAAGAATCAAACAAAAAAGGTCAAGGAAATAGCACCCAGTCTTATTCAGAAAGACAAAAAAATGTTTGACGATGTGGTCAAACGGCTGATGAATGAAAGCACCCTTGCAGACTTGTACTTTGGGGCGTCGCCCAGTTGGTACAGGCAGTTATTTTTTATTGACCGAATGGAACTCATTAGTAAGGACCCCGAAGTCCACAACGCCAAGACCATAAAACAACTCATTAGAGCGTTGCGTAAATATGAAGAACCAACCGAAAATGAAAAACAAAACGCTACGAAACTGGGTAGGAACCTTAGCGAACTCTCTAAACCTGCAACATCGTTACGAAGCCAAGTACAAGCAAACCCGTATGTAACCGAGGACGAACTCAAAAAAAGGTATGCCGACGGAATAATCTACGACATTGCTAACAGTTGGTCGCAAGACCCATCGTATGTCGCATCTATGGCAATGAAACTCGCGATACAAGACGAATTTGGATTGTCAACGGAAGGAAAAAAAGAACCGAAAGCCGTACAAGACCAGTTGGACACGATAAGGGAAGGGGTTATGAACGGTCCAAGCGTTTTTTATCCAACGGTATTACGAAAAGCGGTACGCGCAATTTACGATGCGACACAAGAGAGAATCAAAGCAACTATGGAAAACGGTACAACCCATATTCGGTTGTATCGTGGCACAAAGGTTGACCCAGAGGGTTCTGAAAGTCAGGGATTGATTCGCTCATTGACGAGTTGGACGCCACTTGTGGAGTCGGCAAAAAAATTTGAGGCGGAAAAACGGGGTGGACAGCCGATTGTTCTCGTAGCGGATGTTCCAATCAACCAGATTTTCGCAACAGGAATGTTGGGTTTCGGATATGCTTTTGAGAAAGAAGTTGTAGTCCTCGGACCAAAAGTTGATGTAGTAAAAACCCTTGACTTTACGGTCAAAGACTTGGGCAAAGCCTCGTTTGGTGGTGACCGTTCTGCGGCTGGTAGGTACGCGGCGGAACAAAGATGGAAGGGTCATACTCCGCAAACTGGGTCGGGCAAAGGAAAAGGGTCTAAGTTCACGAACCCAGCAGACGATGCGAAGTTCAAGAAGAAGTACGGCAATGAACGGATGACTGGTGACGGTGATTGTTTTGAGGCGGCGGTCAGGGTTATGTTTGAGGAGTTGACACCTGAGGAGCGGTCACGGGCTGTGATTTGTCACGGTGTTCCTTTGGGGCAGGGTGAAATTGAGGGTATTCGTTTTGACCATGCATGGGTGGAGGTTGCGGACGAGCAGTTTCCTGATGCTGTGACGGTGTTGGACTATTCCAATGGTCGGGAGATTCAGATTCCGCGTGAGGTCTACTATGCGATTGGCAAAATCAAGTCGGATGATGTGAAACGGTTTACGATGCAAGAGGCAACGGAGCAGATGAACGAGAAGGGTTTTTATGGTCCGTGGGACTGAGCCTCGTTTGTTTGATTTTGCGCTGAGTGATATTGGAGCGCAGGTTGCTGTTGATGCGTTTGATAAGGCGTCGTTTGGTGGGGACCGTTCCGCCGCGGGGCGATACGCGGCGGAACAGAGGTGGAAGAATCATCGTAAGAAGGATGAGGGTGGGAAGGGGCGTAGTGAGCGTCGGGAGAAGTTTTCTGCGAATCTGAAGCGTGTTCAGGGGTTGGTGGCGGAGGCTGAGCAGGCTACGGCTGGCGACACGATAGGCGGATACAAACCGCTACCTTCCAGCGCATTTCTCACCACCGAACAAATGCAACGCAACACCGCTCTTTACGATGAGGTAACTGGTTTGACGCTTGTGTTTATGAGCATCCCGCAACAAAAAACAAAAGGCGGAGAACTCGCTACTATAACCCCGCGCTGGTCCACAGAAGAAATGCTCAAGTTGACTACTGTGTTCGTTCCCTCTCCTGAGGCTATGGCGTTGGAGCAGGAAGTTCAGCGAGTTGGTCTGGAAGCATTGGCTATTGCTGAGGAGGAGTTGACCGCACAAGGCATCACCGAGCAATCAGTAAAGGATGAGCGAGACGCTAAACATTCCGAAATCAATAAGGTCACGGGAGAAGCACAGAAAATTTTGGATGTTTACAATACAGCGGTATATCAGCCTGATTACAGTTTGGTTGACGAGGCGACTGCTCAAGTGGCTAAAGAAGCAAGAGCAAAACAAGAAGCGTTTTAC